GGCCAGGGAGGTGTGATTGCAGCATCCAGCCTTGGGATCCAGTCGGAACACCAGTTCCCAAAACTGTTCTCGAGTCGTCGCACCTGCAATTTCAGTCCAGATATCATGAGTTGACGAGCCGCTCTTAGAGGACTCGACAGGTCGTTCTGCTCCTCCACAGACAACATCTCCATCCTTGATTGCATAATCAAAAGCCTTCCACGGAGTTCTTCCAACTGTCTCAATGTTCGGGTGACGACCGTCAACATCGAAGATTTCAGCACCGCGGCCTCTGAATTTGGAGCCAAAGTCGACGAAAGCGTGTAAATGAAGGCCCTCATCCGCGTGGTGCTCTCTGCCAATGATACATTCTGCTCCCAGTGATGAAAAGTGCCCCATAACGGCGAAGCCATCGAGGTCTCCGCACTGAGCATAGGTGACGAGAAAATAGCGGGCATTGCACTGAAAATTGGCTGACATAATACAAGTCCTAAAAGTCCGATGAAACTTAATATTATCATCGGACTCAGGACTCAACATGGACACACCCCAACTATAAATACCTGGCTTACCTCCCTCTAGCGGATCAGACTGGTATTCCCCTCTTCCCCCTTTTCAAATCCATGACGATGCCAAGCCCGCCCCCAACTCAGATCATTTCCGATAGTCAAGCCACAGTGGAACACTGCCCCACATGCCGTACCGAGTTAAGCGGTTTAAAGGCCGCGCTTCAAGAGCAAGAGTCCCTGCTCGCCGAGCTACACGAGATGCTCGTTTCTATCGGCCTAGTCGTCCACGCGGAAGGTTTCGAGGCCAACGACGACGACGGGGCGTAAGCCGCCGGAAGATATTGAACATTACTAGCCGGAAGAAGCAAGACAACATGTTGTCGTTGAGTAACACGAATGGTTCTGGAGCAAGTCAGGCAGTTCTGCCGGGTTCATTCTTCGTCAACGGGTCGACCGGATACGGCATGTCCGTATTCTGTCCGACTGCCCGTTCTTTTGTCACTTCAGGTGTTACGAATCAGGTAGTGGATACTGCCGATCGCACCGCACAGACCTGCTATATGCGGGGCTACAAGGAAAATGTCAGGGTACAGACATCAACACCGCTTCCGTGGCTCTGGCGTCGCATTACATTCACTACCAAAGGTCCAGTGTTCTACTCTAAGTCTCCCCTGGACACTACTACTGTCAACCCCTATCGACCATACTCCGATACCGCAAACGGTATGGGACGTCAATGGTTCAACCTGCAGGTCAATAACATGCCCGAAACGGTTGCCTTGTACAATGGGCTCATTTTCAAGGGTACATTCGGGAAGGATTGGACCGATGTGATCACCGCTAAGGTGGATCCAGCACGCATTAGCGTTAAATCCGACACCACTAGGCGCATCACTACTGGCAATAATTCGGGCCACTTTTCTGAAAGGAAATTGTGGTACCCTATGAACAGGAATCTCGTGTATGACGACGACGAATCTGGTGCGGCGGAGGACACGTTTTACTACAGCACTGACGCGAAAGCCGGTATGGGCGATTACTACATCGTAGATTATCTAATGCCTGGCATTGGTGGTGGTACCGGTGATGTGTTAAACATCAACTGCACAGCTACTCTGTACTGGCACGAAAAATAGCCTCCTCTATGTTAATAAAAGTCACATTTTTCTCCATCCACTGAATGTCCACAAGATCCAACTCATCACGTGGATCTCTGTTACTAAGCCAAATTGAAGGCTTATTCCACTTAATCTGCACAGGGTCTCGGTAAAGTCGCTTCACCGAAACGTACTGCTGTGCCCCCAACCATTCCTTAAAAGAAGGAAACATCTTAAATCCGCCTCTGATGTCATCGAAGACGGCGTAGTCAACCTCGGCTGCTGCCTGGAGTTCAGCCCCAGACACTAGCCCAATGCAGTATGCATGGTTGCCTAATGACCGCGCCCACAGGGTCTTACCCGTCTGGCTAGGGCCATACAACACCAAAGAATTCACTCGTTCTAGGATACCGATAAAAATTAGCGAAAGGGCCGGCTGGGGCGGGGTATAGGCGAGGGACGAGCACCCCCGTTCCCAGAGGACCAACCCTCCCCGGCGGAGCCGACTGCATAATGAAGTCACTACTTACTTCCAGTTCTTTCAGCCCCGATTCTAGCTTGGCTGACCCAATCATCTCTTCCATCCACATCACCATGAACGAAAGTGATATCCCCGGGGTGTTCATACTTGGGAGGGTCAACGACAAATCTCCAGTCCGCGTACTTGGCCAGGGAGGTGTGATTGCAGCATCCAGCCTTGGGATCCAGTCGGAACACCAGTTCCCAAAACTGTTCTCGAGTCGTCGCACCTGCAATTTCAGTCCAGATATCATGAGTTGACGAGCCG